GGTCTGCCGGACGGCCAGATGGGCAACTCCGAGGTCGGTCACACCAATATCGGTGCAGGCCGCATCGTATATCAGGAGCTGACCCGCATCACCAAGGCTATTCAGGACGGCGATTTCTTCGAGAACCCGGCTCTGATGAGCGCCATCAACCAGTGCAAGTGGTTCGATTCCACCCTGCACATCTTCGGTCTCCTGTCCGACGGCGGCGTTCACTCCCACATTGACCATATGTTCGCGCTGCTCGAGCTCGCGCGCCGCAACGGTCTGCGCAAGGTATGCTTCCACTGCTTCATGGACGGCCGCGACACGCCGCCGCAGTCCGGCATCGAGTATATCGACCGCCTGCAGGCCAAGATCGACGCCGTCGAGGTCGGCTGCATCGCAACCGTATCCGGCCGCTACTACGCAATGGACCGCGACAACCGCTGGGACCGCGTAGAGAAGGCATACAACGCCATCGCACTCGGCGAGGGCGAGCACGCAGCGACGGCGCACGAGGCAATGGAGAAGTCCTATGCCAATGGCGTCACCGACGAGTTCGTCGTTCCGGTTATCGTGACCGAGGGCGCGACCGTCCGCGACGATGACGCGATCATCTTCGCAAACTTCCGCCCCGACCGCGCACGCGAGATCACCCGTGCCTTCGTCGATCCGGAATTCACCGGCTTCGAGCGCGTACAGCCTAAGATCCATTATGTCTGCATGACGCAGTATGATGCGACCATTCCGGGCGTAGAGATCGCCTTCAAGCCGCAGAGCCTCAAGAACACCTTCGGCGAGTATATCTCCGATCTGGGCATGACCCAGCTGCGCATTGCTGAGACCGAGAAGTACGCACACGTTACGTTCTTCTTCAACGGCGGCGTCGAGAAGGAGTATCCGGGCGAGGACCGTGCTCTGGTTCCGTCTCCCAAGGTCGCGACCTATGACCTTCAGCCGGAGATGAGCGAGCCCGCTGTCACCGAGGAGTGCGTCAAGCGCATCCTGTCCGGCAAGTACGACGTTATCATCCTGAACTTCGCAAACTGCGACATGGTCGGCCATACCGGCGTATTCGAGGCAGCCGTCAAGGCGATCGAAGCGACCGACGACGGCGTAGGCAAGGTCGTTGACGCGATCCTCAAGATGGGCGGTCAGTGCCTGATCACCGCCGACCACGGCAACGTTGACCAGATGCTCGACGCAGACGGCGTTACCCCGTTCACCGCGCACTCCACCAACCCCGTGCCGCTCGTTATGGTCGGCCACGAGGGCAAGCTGGCGGACGGCGGCGTTCTGGCGGATCTGGCTCCCACCATGCTCGACATGATGGGCCTGCCGCAGCCGGCCGAGATGACGGGCCATAGCCTGCTCGTAAAGTGAGCCTCCAAGGGGGACTCTGTCCCCCTTAGATACCGAAAAAGTTTCCAAGGAAACTCTTTCGGATAGCCCGCGCTGCGTGCGCGGCGCAGCGGAAATGCTGCTTTCGGTATTTCTGCTGTTTGAATGCCAACCATTTATTTTTATATAAAAGGAGTAAGAATTATGAAGGGCTACATTGAAATTGTTGATGTAATCGGCCGCGAGATCATGGACTCCCGTGGCAACCCGACCGTTGAGGTTGAGGTTTACGTTGAGGGCGACACCGGCGCATACATGGGCCGCGCTGCTGTTCCGTCCGGCGCTTCCACCGGTATCTTCGAGGCTTGCGAGCTGCGTGACGGCGACAAGTCCCGCTACAACGGCAAGGGCGTTCTGAAGGCTGTTGACGCTGTCAACGGCGAGATCGCTGAGGTCGTTATCGGCATGAACGCTCTCGACCAGCAGGCCATCGACAAGGCTATGATCGAGGCTGACGGCACCCCGAACAAGACCAAGTTCGGCGCAAACGCGATCCTCGGCGTATCTCTGGCAGTTGCAAAGGCAGCAGCTGAGGCTCTGTCCCTGCCGCTGTACAACTACATCGGCGGCTGCAATGCCAAGACCCTGCCGATGCCGATGATGAACATTCTCAACGGCGGCGCTCACGCTACCAATAACGTTGAGATTCAGGAATTCATGATCATGCCGGTTTCCGCTCCGTCTTTCCGCGAGGCTCTGCGCCGCTGCGCCGAGGTATTCCATCAGCTCAAGACCACCCTCAAGGAGAACGGCACCCCGGCTGCAGGTGTTGGCGACGAGGGCGGCTACGCTCCGAACCTGAAGAAGGACGAGGATGCGCTGAAGGTTATCGTTCAGGCAATCGAAGAGGCTGGCTACAAGCCGGGTGAGGACTTCATGATCGCGATCGACGCCGCTTCCTCCGAGTGGTGGAACGACGAGGAGAAGTGCTATATCCAGCCGAAGTCCGGCAAGAAGCTGACCCAGAAGCAGCTGGTCAACATGTGGAAGACCTTCGCTGACAAGTACCCGATCATCTCCCTCGAGGACGGCATGGCTGAGGAAGACTGGGAAGGCTGGGCTATGCTGACCAAGGCTCTGGGCGACAAGATCCAGCTGGTCGGCGACGACCTGTTCGTTACCAACACCGCTCGTCTGGCCAAGGGCATCGAGCTGGGCGTTGCTAACTCCATCCTGATCAAGGTTAACCAGATCGGCTCTCTGACCGAGACCCTGGACGCGATCCAGATGGCGAACCGCGCAGGCTACACCGCTGTCGTTTCTCACCGTTCCGGCGAGACCGAGGATGCTACCATCGCTGACATCGCTGTTGCTCTGAACGCAGGCCAGATCAAGACCGGCGCTCCGTCCCGTACCGACCGCGTTGCGAAGTACAATCAGCTGCTCCGCATCGAGGAAGAGCTGGGCGAGGACGTTGCACAGTTCCTCGGCAAGAAGGCTTTCTTCAACCTCAAGAACAAGTAATTTTTTACAGCTTGTAAAAAATGATAAAAAGCAGGACGTCTCCCTTATCGGAGGCGTTCTGCATTTTTCTGATACTGGGAAAAATAACGAGAATATTCCTGTGAGAAAAAATTATTTTTCTCGCGGGATGCTCTTGTGAAATGGTTGTTGTTGAAGGTCGGAAAAGGTCAAGATTTTTTGCGGTATGTACGGTTGATGCGCAGAAAAGACCAAGGAAAATGGTAAAAGAGCATGCAGAAAATGGAGATAAAAAATTCTCATCCTGCCTGCCGGAGCCGAATTGCCATAAAATGCGGTTGACGGCTGATACGGTTTGTGATAAGATGCGGACAATAAAAATTGCCTGTCCGAGACAAAGCAATTTACAATTTCATTTCTATTTCCAAAACAGCCCTCCGCACGGTATTGCACTGTGCGGAGGGCTGTTTTCAGCCGGAATAACCGGCTTTCCATCTCTGGAGGGCAAGACTTGCGTTTTTATAGCTGACGTCTGCGGTCGGCGTCCCGGCC